TGCGCCAATCGAGCCGCTTGCATTGCCCGCTCTAGATCAGACGAAGACACCGTCAATCTTTCATTGAACCTTTCAATAATCACATAATCACGCCGATCAGGGTGATTGGTAACCTGCAGTTCAAGCTCGCCGCAAGGTTTGCAGTCAAGTTCCCAAACTCTAACCGTAGCCTTAATTTCCATAGTAGTACCCCCCTGTCGTGGCGTTGTCGGTAAATCGTTCTCTCTTTTTAATGTGACGCACATATAACACCTTTAACTTGGGTAAAGGGCATCAGGTGGAGCCCCTGTATGCAACATATCGCTTTCGATATCAGCGGTCCACTCTTCGCCCCGGATGATCATGCCCGTGCGGCGCAGATACTGTAGTGCCATTGTGACCGTATCAACCAGATCGTCATGCTTTGCCTTTGGAAAGGTTGAGCACTGGGTGATGACCATGTCGGCCCACGACCGATCGGGAGCGTACACCAACCCACTGGTAAACAGCGGCACCACAGCATGCGCCCGCGAGATTTTATCAATCCCGATGTGTGCGTGAGTGCGGTACAGGTCGATCGGCTCAACCACGAACGGCAGGTGGTTGTAGATGCGCCTCAGCTCTTGAATGACGCTCGGCCCCGATGCCTTGTTCTCAACCAGCAGTTTGTCCACCTTGTAGGTCTTCATGGTCTCTGCAACCTTGGTGACCAGATCGTGCAGCTCTAGCCTCTCCTGCCATGCATGCATCAGGATCACCCGTGGGTGCTCCTCGGAGTACTGCCGATCCTCCACAAAGTTGATCAGACCGTCACGCCCGGTTACGCGGGTTGCCACTGCCTTCTGGTTGCCGCCGGTGAAGATGCCCCAGACGGTCATCGCGCTGTAGTCGTTCTCGGTCTTGGTGGTGAACGCGGTATCAAGGCTGGCCACTAGATACTCTACGGGCGGGAAGTTCTGCTGGTCCCAGAGCGTCCACCAGTCGCGCTTGATGATACCGCCGCCCTTTGGTTCAGGTCTCTGCTGTAACTGCCCTGCCGTTCCCCATGGACCCAGTTGCCGTTCCAGTAGGCCGACTTCCTTCTCCCCCATGCGCTCTGGCCAGAGCAACTCGCCCTCTTCCTGCCGTGGATCTTCCCATCCGTAGGTGTTGACAAAGGCTCGGTCCTTTTCGAACCGCATCGGTAGCATCAGGTGGCACCAGTCCCCTACATCCTTGGACAGTATGTGCCCCGTGAGGTCTTCCTCCGAAAGTCTCTGTTGGATAACAACAAACGCTCCAGTCTTAGGGTCGTTGAGTCGCGTCGAGAGCGCGTTATCCCACCACTCGATGGTGCTTTCGATTGTAGCCTCACTGAAAGCCTCTTGTGCGGCGTTTGGGTCATCCACAACAATGATCGAACCACCTTCGCCCGTAAGCGCGGACCCAACCGATGTAGAAAGGCGAGATCCACCCTTATTATTGTCGAACCTCGTTTTAGCATTCTGGTCCCCTGTTAGCGCATACCGATCGCCCCACCGCTCTTGATACCATGGGCTGGTGATCAGTCGGCGACACTTCACCGAATCACGCAGTGACAGGCTCTGTGCGTATGATGCATGCAGAAACTGAACGCCGGGGCCAGACGTTGCGCTCTTAATTGACTGCGCCCATGTCCACGCCGGGAATGCCACCGAGGTGATGGATGACTTACCCATGCGTGGCGGTATGTTGATGATCAACCGCTTTAGGTCACCATCGACCACGGCCTGTAGATGCTCTGCGATCGCCTCAATGGGCCAGCCCTCTGTAAACCCCGATGGGTCAATGGTCTTCCATGCCCCTGCCAGAAATGCATACAGGGAATCTTCACAGTCTTGCCTATCAATGTCGATTAGGCTCTTATCGGCATCGTACCTGACACCGTCAAGGCCTCTGAGTATTACGGGTGCGTTCATCATTTTTGTTCGCCATATACGTTAATTTTGCCCTCTCTATCATAGAATGGAGGTCTTGCGAACCGTTTGCAACCCAGTCTGGACACGCCAGTCCACCCCATGCGCCTTGAAAGCGTGGGTTATCACGGTCAATGCACATGCACTTGTCGAGCCGGCACTGACCGTAGTTGTTCAAGAAATAGATGGGGTCGCTGTTCACACGACCACCAAAAAGCAAATTGCAACGACGATCGCGTACATGATGACGATGTGCACTATTGGACGTACATCATCAGGGTGAATATTGAATTGCCTCATTGCCACTTGTCCTCGTTCTTATCAAAAAATTCTAATGCTATGTTTGCCCCAATCCATGCCGCGACGAACACGCCAAAGATATACCAGTCCATCAATCGCCCCCTATTGTTTTGGCGCGTTGTTTGTATAATTCATGATAAATGGAACCTGTGAGATGTTGCCATATCTTGTTCTTCCACTCTTGAATAGCGTTCATGCGGTCATCCATTGTATGAACATATCCAGTGTTGGTGCACTCTAAAACAGATGGAAACTCACACATCATGTCCCCGATCCGCAGCACCTCTTTCTGCAACTGCTCAATCTCATCAACTGCCTTTTGTATGGTTGGGTCAAGGCGATACCGTTCGCGCAGCGTATCGACAATGTCCATCACTTAGCCCTCATCATCGCATCACCCAGTGCCCATGCCTGCCCGGCAATTTGGTCAGGGGTCTTGTATGACTCAGCGTCCTGTATCAGCGAATGCAGGGCTGTGGTGGCATAGTGCCGTCGATCATCAGCGTTACGGTCATCGAGCCTGTTCTGCATGTCTACTGCCCGTTCCAGAGCAGAGTGCAACCGCTTACGCAGCTCTTTGTTCTCGTCCAACAGGCCTTGGATCTCTTTATTCATGCGCTTGTGGTTCTTTGCCAGCAGATCCCGCTCGGCCTCGGTCTTACTCTTCTTCATGGTATCCCCCTTGTGTTGGTGCTACCGCTCACGCCTTGCGGTAACAGGTCTGGCATCGCGACACACCGGGCAATTCCCAGCGGTATCCAGATCCAATGCCGATGCCGGTCGTGATGGGCCTTTTGCAGGAAAAGGACCCCGGCAGAGCGGCAAACTTGTTATTCTTTAGGCGGTTTTGGCAACGGCATCCAGTGGGTTGCGCTAATAAGATATGATCCCTGATTGCCTTTTGAGTTTTCGGAATAATATGTTCCGTATTCCCACATGCTCTCGTCTAGCCCATCAAGGTGGTAGGCATATCTGGCAACTGCTATTTTCCCATTTATCGAAGTGATAGTTCCATTGTCCAAAGTGTTGCACACAAGAACGAGAGTCCCGTCTCTCGGCGCGGTTTCAATCGGTTGCCATTTCGGCTGGGCCACATCCTTACGGGTGACATACTTACCGCGCCTACTCAAGGCATTACGGATAGTGCTAGCCGGCACGTCAAAGGCTTTACCGATCTCCGTGTATGAAGCACCCTTATTTGCCATACTGACCATACGGTCAATGTGTGGCGACCATTTGGTGTTGTTAGGCTCGCCTGTCCTGACACGCCTTTTCATTTCATGCGCTCCCGCATCATTGCATCGGCCATCGCATATGCCCATTCTGCCACGGCTGACTCAGGATACCCTCTGGTCAGTGACATTGCGGCAATGGCAAACTCATCTCGCAGCGTCTTCTGCTGACGGGCCATTGCAAGTGCGTTCTTCAACTCTGCAATCTCTATCTCTTGTGCCGATCGGTGCTTGGCCATGAAACCACGCCCGGCATCGGCCAGCTTCTTCCGTTCCAGATCAGTCAGCTCAATCCTTGGCATCACTTTTTCTCCCCCAGTGCTTTACGGGCGCGGTATCCACACGCCGGACTTATCCAATTTCCGACTTCGCAATTAGCCTCGGCATCAAGTTTGCAATCGCAAACGTAATAGCCCAACGCTTCCCGCAACCGTTCAATTTTAAGTGCGGCGTCTTCATGTAGTTCATGTGTGCTTTCGTCAGGCGACCATTGCCGCAACCGTTCAACAATGTCCATCACTCGCCCTTTCCTAACGGAGTAAAATCGCCTGTGCCAGTTTGGTACGCTTTAACATTTGGTAGCATAGACCGCACCAATCCTAATTCTATTTCTAAAATAGCGTTCTGTTGGCGCAACCGTTCAATTTCGTTTGCGGCATCAGAAAGCAATTCATATGTGTTTTCTTCGGGAATCCATTTT